CGTCGTAGAACATGACCCCACTATGGCGGCCAGGCTATACGCCAGGCTAGTTACTGGGTACGCTAATAACGTCTACTGCACTGCAGAGTGGGTTACGGACCTTCTATTGATCGCAACTTGGTTGCCGAAATGGCGATCAAGTTTCCAGATCAAGCGCCGTCGCTTGAGATGGAAGAGAAAGAAGTGTGGTTCCGCGCAGGGCAGGCATCTGTTGTGCGTTGGCTCGCTCAACGTTGCGATGACCAAGAACACAACATGACGTTGGAGGAGGTTGCCTGATGTGCTTTGGAGGAAGTCGGGCAACGATTACTCAGCCTGACTACAACGCATACAACAAAGAATTTGAGCTGCAGAAGTCAGCCATCGAGCGGTCGATGGATTCTGGCTTGGACATGAAGCAGCAGGAATTGACTGCGTCGTTGCGCAGCAAGAACACAGCACTTGATCGACTTAACGAGCAGATCAAGTTGCAGGCTGATAACACCAACGCGCAGGCAATGCGTCTTAGTCAAATGATTGGGACGCCACCGCCTGAACAGTCGGCTAAACCGCCGAAAGTTGGTTCTGATGCACGCAACCTGGGCACCAAGCGTGGCAAGGCTGCGTTGCGTATTGCCCGAGCCAAAAATCCAACCAAGTCAGCCAGCGGTTCTGGCTTGAACATCACCACCACTGCTGTTTAGGAGTCTGACCATGTGCGTAGGAGCCAAAGCCCCAAACATCGTCTACCAGGGGCCAAGTCAAGCCGACATTGACCGCAACCGCGCGTCGCTGGATAAGTACCAGTCAGACATGGCGCAACAGCAGGCGGCATTTGAAACGCAACTGCAGGCGCAGATTGATGCGTCAAATCGGGAAACTGCTGCGTTGGAAAAGAAATTCCAAAACCAGGCAGCAGCAGCCGCGGCCGCTTCAGCGGCACAGCAAACGGCTACTTACGCAACGACAGCAACGCAGACCGAAACACCGGCTAATGCACAAACAACTGCTGCCATTGCGAAGAAACGCAAGCCACGGCAGAACCTGAAGATTGCCCGCAATGCCTTGCCTGCGCAAAGCGGCGCTGGCCTCAACATCGGAGTCTGATCATGTGTTCAGGCAGCGTTTTCAAGCCAATTAACAACCTTGTCGAAGATGTGTCTGGCGCGAGAGCCAGGCGTGAGGCAAGGCGTAAACAGGAGGAAGCTGATCGCAAAGCACGCGAGCGGCAAGCTGAGCTAGATCGCTTGGCACGCGAACGCGAAGCCGCAGCAGCGCAACAACGCGCAGAAATGCAGGCATTGCGTCGGCAGCAGGCAGAGCAGCAGCGAGCGCAGGACACCAAGGTTGCTGGCTTGAAGGCACAGCAAGCAGAGACGTTGGCTGGCATCGACGCGCGGGGTAGGGCTGTGACTCAGTCGCTGCAGGTGCTGGCACGACAGCGGCCAAAGCAGGCTCCAACAGCAGCGCAAACCACTCGGACACAAACAGCGCGTGGCGCAAAAACCACGACGGCTGGACTGCGCATGGGCTCTCGACGCTCAGGTGCAGGCGCAGGCACAAACCTCTCGGTGTAATCAATGGAATCAGCTGAACAGTGCTACCGCCGGTTGCAGAGCGACCGTGATCACTACCTCGATCGTGCGCGGGTATCGGCTCGGCTGACGATTCCGTACCTGATTCCAGAAACCAACGAGCCAACAGCACAGACCAAAGAGTCGTATGCCGTGCCTTGGAATGGCATCGGTGCTCGCGGTGTGCTCAACCTTGCGTCGCGCATGTTGCTGGCACTGCTGCCGCCAACGCAGCAGTTCTTTCGGTTCTCGCTTGACGAGGCCGAAATGGCTCGGCAAGGCGTAGCGCCGGAAGACAAATCGCAGATCGAGGAAGCATTGAGCCGCGTTGAGCGGCTAGTGCTGCGGGAGATCGAGGCCAGCAACGATCGTGTGGTTTTTCACGAAGCGCTGCTGCATCTGATCGTTGGCGGCAACGCCCTGCTGTACGTCTCGTCAGAAGGGCTGCAGGTGTTTCACCTCAATCGCTACGTCTGCTCACGCGACCCCATGGGCAACCCGCTCAAGGTGGTGACATGCGAGCAGCTTGAGATCAGCCAGCTGCCCGACAACGTCAAACAGCTTTGCTACGAGGAAGACGACGAGCTCAAAGGAATTATTGATCGCGATTACGACGTCAAAGGCGATCAAAAGACAGTCAAGCTCTACACCTACGTCCGGTGGGAACACGACACGGTCCACTGGCACCAGGAGGTCAAAGGCAAGATCGTGCCTGGCACTGAGGGCCGTTCGCCTAAATCGGTGAGCCCATGGCTGCCGTTGCGCATGACTCGCGTCGCTGGCGCCCCTTACGGCGTTGGATACGTCGAATCAGCGGCTATTGCTGACCTGCAAACCGTTGAAGCGCTGTGCCAAGCGATTGCAGAAGGCAGCTTGGCAAGCAGCAAGGTGTTGTTCTTGGTCAAGCCAAGCGGCGTCACCAAAGCGGCAGACCTGGCGCGTGCGCCCAACGGTGCCTTTGTCACAGGCGATCCCAACGACGTGTTGGCGTTGCAGGTCCAGAAGTCAACGGATCTCAGCGTTGCCATGCAGGGCAAGCAGCAGATCGAGCAACGGTTGGCCCAGGCGTTCATGCTGGCCGACATGCGCGACGCGGAACGCGTCACCGCGGAAGAGGTGCGCCTGTCCGCATTGCAAATCGAAAACAGCCTCGGTTCGATTTACAGCATCCTTACGACCGAGTTTCAGGTGCCTTACGTCGCACGCAAGCTCGACATCCTGACCCGTGCAGGCAAGGTTCCGAAGATGGACGACTCACTGGTTAAGCCAGTGATGACAGTGGGTTTGGCGGCAGTTGGCCGCGGCAACGATCTGGAACAGCTTGTTCGTTTCACCAACACTTTGGGCCAAACCATCGGCCCAGAAGGCATGGCGCAATTCGTGAAGCCAACAGAGCTGATCAAGCGCCTTGCTTACAGCATGGGCATCGACATTCTCGGACTCGTCAAGAGCGAGGAAGAGTTGGCGATGGAAGCCCAGCAACAACAGCAGCTTGCACTTGCCCAACAAGCAATGCAGGCCGGCATGGCGGACCCACAAAAACTCGCCAATGCCGCGGCCATGTCGCAAGAGATGGCACCCGACCAACAACCTATTGACCAGTAATGACCACGACCCCAGGAAACAGCCCGCAACTCTCCGCGCCTGAAGCCGCAACAGACGGCATGGTGGCGCCTGGCCAGGAAAACATCCTGGAGGATTTTATTGCTGAACAGCAGCAAGAGCAGGAGCCTGAGCTACTTGCAGGCAAGTTCCGCAACCAAGAGGAACTGCTGAAGGGCTACGAGGAGTTGCAGAGAAAAATGGGCCAACAGTCCGACCAGGCTGCCGACCCAAACCCATCTCCTCAAATTGAGAGTTACACAGCTGAGCAGGCTGTCCAGATCTATGGCAAAGAAGCCGTAGATGCCTTGCAGGAGAAGGGAATTGACCTTGGCAGCCTGATGTATAAAGCCGATTCAGGCGAAGACATCAGCGGCAGTTACGACGACTTGGCGGCAGCTTTCAACGTTCCGCGGCAAGTGGTTGAGAACTATGTGGCAAAAGCTCAGGCCGGTGAGGTTGCAGAAGCGCCGACGCTCACGGTGACAGACGAGGCTGAGCTCAAAGACATGGTTGGTGGTGACGACGCCTTTACGCAACTCAGTGAATGGGCGCAGGACAACTTGGATCCGGCCGAGCTGGACGCCTACAACGAGGTTGTCGACACCAACAACAAAGAAGCCATCACATGGGCCTTGAAGGCGATGATGGCTCGCAGAGCAGCGCCTGGGGCTGTTGTAGAGCCAAAGCTCTACGGAGGCGGTGACGTTGCACAGGAAACCCGCTTTGAAAGCCAGCAACAAGTGTTGGATGCAATGAACAAACGCAATGAGCGTGGGCAGCGTTTGTACGACGTTGACTCTGCTTATCGCAAAAACGTTGAAAGGCTATTGGCAGCTAGCGACGTTTTTTAGTAACTTCGTCAATAAGAACGCACCCAAGGTTGCAGGCCCTTTGCGAAGGACAACCTGCAGGTGATGGGAGGGGCGCTTACCGCAAACTTCTACTTCTGAGCCGTCATGGCTAATCCCGTTCTTTCACGCTCGGGTCAGGTAAAAGGCACAGCAGCCACTTGGGGTGCTGGTGCTTCTGGCCTAGATGCAGACCGCGCGTTGATGCTCAAGCTGGGTGCCGCTGAGGTGCTCGACAGCTTTGAGCGCACCACGGTATTCAAAGGCAAAACCCGCGAAAGAAACATTCGCGGAGGCAAAAGTGTAGCCTTCCCAATCACAGGACGTTTGGGCGCTTATTATCATCAACCTGGGACCGCAATCACAGGTGGTAATAATGATCCCAGTGACCTGAATGAGCGTGTAATTTCACTCGACGCTCTCATGATCGCCGATGTGTCGATCCTGGAAGTTGACGAGCTTATGTCTTACTTTGATGTAAGGCAAATTTATACGCAGGAATTGGGAAGGGCCTTAGCCACCGAATATGACAAGCGTGTCGCACGCATGATTTTCGCGGCTGCAAGTAACACTACGCAGCCCTTGGCTAAGACCATCAACGCCCACAAAACAGGCAACAGCCTGACCCTGGGTACTGACTACACCGGATCAAGCGCAACCCGTCAGGCCAAAGGTGACGCTCTGGTCAACGCGATCTTCGACGCTCGCGTGGCGTTTGAGGAAAAGGACGTGCCGATTGACGGCATGTATGGCGTCTTCACTCCTGAAGATTACTTCCTTATTTCTCAATCAAGCCGTGCGATCAACGCCGACTTCAATGGCGGCGGCGGCGGTAACGGCACCATTGCCACCGGCCAAACTCTGCAAGTGGCAGGCATCCCCATCCTGATGTCTAACCACGTCACGCAGTCGGCCTACACCGCGATTGCTGGTGATCACAACGCTGATTACGCGCAAGACCTGAGCAAGTGCAAGGGCCTTATCTTTAACAAAGAAGCTGTTGGCGTCCTAACTCTGCTGTCTCCTGGCCTGCAGATGACCGGACCTGAGTACAAGGTCCAGTACCAATCCGAAATGATGGTGGCCCGCCAAGCGATTGGCATGGGTCAGCTTCGTGCGGAATGTGCTTGCAAGATCGTCATTCCCTGAGCAATCTGGGATTGCTTCCTCACACGTTGCAGAAAAGGGGGGCCACTACTGGCCCCTTTTTTTGTGACGTAGCAGAATGAGCACTACAAGCCTGTAGTGGTCGAATGGGTACAGCCAATCAAGCGGTCACTCCAGGCAGAACAACGCTGCTAGACGCCGTCAACGTCTTGCTGGAGAACATCGGCGAGCAGCCGGTCAACACGCTGGGGAACCAGCAGATCATGGATGCGCGCATCGCAGAGCGCACCCTGCTGGAGTTTCACAAGGACGGACAGGTCAAGGGCTGGAGCTGGAACTCAGAGTTTGACTACCAATTCAACCGGGACTCCACCACCAAGCAGATCAAGGTGCCCGAAAGCGTGGTGCGCTTTTCGATGGATCCTTATGACTACGCCGGGCGTTTTCAGCTACGCGGTCAAGTCGTGTACGACCGCGAAAACAGGACAACGCTGTTGGGTGATGACATTCCCCACCTGCACGCAGACGTCATCTTTTTACTGCCCTGGGATGAAACACCTGAGGCGTACAACCGATGGGTGACGATCAGGTCGGCGCGTGTGTTCTCCAACCGCGTGCTGGGTTCTGACGCTCTCTACAAGTACACAGCGGAAGACGAGCAAGCGGCAAAGGCAACGCTTGAGCGGATGGAGTCCCAGGTCGAGCAGGCCAACATGCTCACCGATGGGCGCAACTACAACCCGTTCCCGACGTTTGCCCCGGCCAGTGGGCTGGCCACACGTCGTATCAGTGCTGGGTTGCGCCTCTGATGTCACTTGTCTCTTACGCCATTCCAAACCTTGCGCAGGGCATCTCGCAGCAGCCTGATGCGCAGCGTGATCCAACGCAGGGTGAGATCCAGATCAACGGCATGTCGTCGATCCTGGAGGGGCTGCGCAAACGGGACTGCAGCGAAACCATTGCGTTGGTGTCGAACACCGACTTTGGCGACGCGTTTATCCACAGCATCCTGCGTGACAACGTCGAGGAGTATCTCGCCGTTATTACGTCTACGGGTATCCAGGTGTTTGACCTAGATGGCGTCGCGCAAACCGTCAATGCCCCAGGCGGCTACAGCTATCTGAGCTCAATCACCAATCCTCGTAGTCACGTCCGGGCAGTGACGATTGCTGATTTCACCTTTATCAGCAACACCAAAACGTCGCCTGCCATGAATACGGCGACGGCACCTGCAACAGCGCGACCGGCTACGCACGAGGCGTTGATCTGGGTACGCGCTGCCAACTACGGCCAGACCTACACGGTCAACATCAACGGCACGCAGGCAACAGTCCAGACAGCTGTTGCCCCTGTGGTGACTAGCGGCAGCACGGTTACAGAAAACCGCATCAGTTCTGCAGAGATCGCGCAAAACCTGATTACTGGCCTGGGTTCTATCTCAGGCGTGACGTTGGCGCGCAATGGCTCAGTCATCCACGTCACGTCTAACAGCGCTATCACCATCAGCGCCACTGACGCTCGGGCCAACGCTGACATCACAGCGATTCTGAGTCAGGTCCAGGCGTTTACAGAGTTGCCAACGATTGCACCGCAGGGCTATCAGGTCGAGATCACAGGCGATCCTGGCAACAACTTTGACGGTTACTACGTCGAATTCACGCCCAACAGCGGGACGTTCGGCGAAGGCACCTGGAGTGAAACCGTCAGTCCTGGCGTTGAGTATCAAATCAACAACACGACAATGCCTCACCTTCTGGTGCGGCTGCCAAACGGCAACTTCCATTTCGGGCCAGCTGATGGCTCAACGCAAGGCGGCATCACAATTCCGTCCTGGGGCAACCGCGTTGCTGGCGACTACATCACGTCGCCAGATCCCAGTTTTATTGGCAATCCAATCAACGACATCTTTATCTACAAGAACCGGCTCGGCTTTCTTGCAGATGAAAACGTCATCCTCAGCCGTGTCCGTGAGTTCTATGAGTTCTTCCCGGAAACAGTCACAACAGTCCTGGATACTGATCCTATTGATGTTGTGGCTAGCAATAACCGGGTATCCGTTCTCCGGTATGCAGTCCCGTACCAAGACGAACTTATCCTCTTCTCGCCGCAGTATCAGTTTCGTTTTAACGCAGCAGAAACCGTACTGACGCCGGCCACAGCACAAATCACTGTGTTGACTCAGTTTGAGGTTGACGTCGACGTCAGGCCTCAGCTTGCCGGTGGCGGCATTGTGTTTTGCCAGGCAAACGGCGATTTCACGCAGTTCCGAGAATTTAGTGTCCGGGGTGCTGGTACGGCGCTAACAGCAGACGCGCAAGATCTCACTGGATACGTCTCGGCGTTTGTGCCCAGCGATGTGTTCAAGCTGACCGTCAACGACACCAGCAACGCCGTGTTTGCGTTGAGTGGCGAGACTGGCCACCAGGACAGGATTTACGTCTACAAATACTTCATACGCAACGCAGGCCAAGGCGCAGAGCGTGCGCAATCAAGCTGGAGTTATTGGGAGCTAGAGGCTGCAGATGAAATTTTGCAGGTGCTGTGCATTAGGGAGACGTTGTTCTGCCTTGTCCGGTATGGCACCAAGGTCTACCTAGAAAAGATTCCTGTTCAGGACAGGTCGCCTGAGCCACCAACAAATGCGCCGTATCCGCTGCTGTTGGATCGACGCGTGTCGACCACAACTGAAACGCCAGCATCAATGCGCGTTTCTGCAGGCACATACAACAGCAACACCAACACGACAACGTGGACGCTGCCGTACACAGCTACCAGCACAGTGCAGGCCTGGTCTGGCTACAGCACTACAGGCAACGGTGGCGTGTTGCTTGCCTACATCACCAGCGGAACGTCGATTAGCGCTAATGGCGATTGGTCGAGTCAGCCGGTGTATTTCGGCGTGCCATACAACTTCCGCTACAGGTTCACGCGCTTCAAGCTCTACAAAGAGATTGGCGGGGGTAAGGCGGCCGCAAACGTTGAACGCACGCAGGTTCGTAACGCAAAACTTCGCTATCACGAAACAGCTTTTTTCAAAATTCACGTCATCCCAGAAGGCAGAGATACCGGCGTTTATACGTTTGATGCAACGATCCTTGGCAGTCGTAATTCAGCACTAGGTTCAGCGCAGCCAAACGGTTACAACGTCGATGACAACCGCTTCTACGAAGGTGTGTTCAACATCCCGATCATGAGCCGAGGCGAAAGGTGCATGGTCGAGATTCAGAACGACACGCCACACCCCTGCAAGTTCTCGACGTGTGAGTGGATTGCACTGCTCACCGGCAAGGCGAGAGGGCTGCGATGAGGTGGATTAAGGCAACCGAACAGCGAGCTATCGAGGTTGGCCTAAACCTGCGTGAGCAGGACGTTACGGAGGTGTTGCTGAGCGACGGCATGGCCCCTGTAGAGGCCTGCATGATGAGCTACCGCAACAGCAGTGTGGTGCAGGCCATTGAAGGCGACAGCGGCCGCTGCGTGGCTCTTACAGGCATCACTGGCAATCGCATCTGGCTGCTGGGCACAGAGGAACTGGTTGCCACAAAGAACCATCGTCTACAGCTGTGTAGGCATGGTGGAGAATGGGTCGAGTTTTGCCTTGATTCTGCAGGCGGTTACTTGGAGAATATGGTTTATTCAAAGAACAAAAGGTCCATTCGATGGTTGAAACATTTGGGTTTCACCGTCGCGCAACCTGAGCCTTACGGTCCAGGGCTTGCGTTGTTCTGTCCGTTCTGGAGGTACGCGTAATGGTCGTTATTTCTGGAGCAGCTGCAGCTCTCGGCGCGGCGCAGTTTGGCCTTGGGGCAGCGCAAAGCATCCTTGGTTATCAGGCAAAGAAACAGGACTACCTAAATCAAACAGCTCTTCAGGACGCCAATGAGAAGTTCGCGGCCAATCAAGCGACGCTGAACGCAGAGATCGCAGACCTGAATTCCCAGTACAAGTTCTGGGGGCAGACGATCAACTACAACCAAAACCTGGCCTACGCCAACTCGCAGCGAAACGTCGAGTTGATGAAAGGCGTTGCCCAGGCAGAGGTGGTGCGGGACACCAGGGCTTCTGCTGGCGCTTCCTACGCCTTGGAGTCAGAGGCGATTGGGCAGGCCTACGCCGAAACATCCATGCAGGACGCGGTGGCGTTGCAGCAGTACCAGTGGCGGTCACTGCAAGCCCGCGCGTCAGTGCAGGCCAGGGCGACAGCAGGCAAAAGCATTGACCGGATTGTCAACAACTACGCCCGTCAGATGGGCGACTACACGACGCTGCAGGAGATCAACCAAGGTTTGCGCAAACGGCAGTATTCGCGGTCGCAAGCCAACGCCATCTCGACGTATCTCAGTCGATACAACAGCCAGCAGCACTACGCGCAAACGCCAGTGCTGGACCCGATTGCGCCGTTCCCACCGTTGCCGACATTGATTCAGCCGCCACCGCCATCAATGCGTGGTGGTTCGCCAGGCATTGGTTCTGCGCTGCTTGGCGTTGGTACTGCCGCGCTTGGCGGCTTCAACACCGCGCTTGGCGCACAAGCCTCTATCAACAAGCTGACTGATCCAGGGACACCCGGCTAATGACACAACTACCACTGGGCCAAATTGTTCCAGCGGCCAAGCCGCTGTCGACCTTTATTCAGCCTGGCCGTGAGCAGGTTGCTGGCGCAGCTCGGCCAACAGGCATCAGCGGCATCAGTGGCGTAAACGCAATTCAGCAACGTGGCCGCGGCAATGTCCAAGGCTTCAACTCGTTTCGTGACCTACAGCAGGCGCTAGAGCCGTTTACTAGAGAAGCGGTCAAGGCGGCAACGTCCTTTGCCCTGTTGGACGTTCAAAGCAAGATCAAGGAAGGGTTTAGCGAGGAATACTCGCGGCTACAGAACCAGTCAACGATTGGCGCTATTCAGCTGCAAAACGACCTTGAGGTTGGCGCAGCAGATGCGGCGCAAGAAATCAGCGAGCTGCAAAAAGTCGACCCAGAGGCAGCACAACTGCTTGCCGACTCCAACCCCTACCGGATGGTTGGTCGTCGTCGTGCTGCCGCCATGTTTGCAGGGCAGCAGGTCAAATCAATCCTGCAGGGCGACCTTGTTCAAAATCAAAGCTATCTATCAACCCTTACGCCAGGCAGCGCTGAACTGACAGAGCGCCGGTCAGAGTTGACGCGGCAAGTTGCCACAGGCGTTGGTTTAACAGGCAATGAGCCTGAGTTTATTAAATACACGCTGCCAAAAATTAACGAGGCGTGGGACAGCTACGTCACCAAGCAGGCTGGATATTTCAACAAAGAACTGGAAACATCAACAGAAGCACTTGTTGTTGCAAATTTGGGCAAACAGTTTGAAGAATTTATTCTTCAAGGTATAGAACTTGCTGACGGCACCCGGATGCCAGCAGGCGACCCAAATTTTCCAGGAATAGCTGGAAACGTGCTTGGCAAATCGTTAGACCGTCACATGGCCATGCTCAATCCTGAGCAGCGCAGCCGCGTGATGAAACAAGTGCAAGAGCAGCTGTTGGGCATGTATGGGGACAATCCGATTGGCTCAATGATTATTGGCCAAATGCGTGTTGGAAATCCAAACTTGCCTGATAATCAAAGACCAACGTTGGCCCAGGCAGCGCCATTAACCATGCTGGAAAACAGCGTGGCTGGCACCGAGTTGCGGGTCAAGCAAGTTAAGTTGCGTTCTGAGCAGGCAGAGCAAGGTTTTAACAAAAGGTTTGGCAACGGCTTGGGGCAGCTTGATCTAACAGACCCAAGCAGGCCAGCAGTAGTGCAACAAGAACTGCAACGCTTAAGGCTTGAAGGACATGAAAACCCCGAAGGGTTATTGCGCGACAAGCTGCGCGATGGCAACCAGCTTAGGGATTTAGTGACACCAGTAGATCCTTTTGAGGTTGAAGGTTATGCAGACAAACTGCAGCGGCTGCCGTTAGGAAACTTTTCTGGTGATTCGCTTGACGCAATTAAGCAAGATGCAAGGACATTTGTAAATAAATTTCCAACGCCAGAGCAGCGGGATGAAGCGAGGCAAATTGTTAAAACCGTGATTGACGGTAAAGAACAAGAGCTGCAAGAACTGCGCACTTACATAAGCCCTGCCACAAGAAACGGCACTAAAGTATTTTTGGAAAACGATGTTGTATCAAAACTGCTAGGAAAACAGTCAACGGCGTCATTGCTTAGTCAGTTGTCTGAGGGCAGCAATCTTGATCTAAACGCTGCTGACATTACAGCGGAGCAGGCGCAAAACGCTGTTCTCAGCTACATGCAACAGGCAAATGAAGCGGCTAGGGAAGCACTGCTAAACCTGCCAGCTGACGCTGACGCCCCTGCAAAAGAAAGCGCTGCACTAAAAGCAGTCAACGCATTTAACAAGAGCCCTGCGTTTAAGCAGATCATCGACAGTCTTAGGCCACCTAAGCCACCAGCTAAGCAAGCCCCTGCTGGGCCAGCTGTTTATAACTCAACGCAGACAAGCGAGCTCTCTGATTCAGTAATCAAGAATTACGAGAAAGCCCCAGTGCTGTCTGGAGCTTGGGTGGTTCAAGAGTTGCGCGCTATCCAGGAAGACAAGCCATATAGCGATGAGCTGAAGCGGGTGGCAGAACGTGCGGGCGTCACGCCAGCCAAATACCTGTACGAACACCTGCGTCGTTACTACTCCAAGTTTGATGGCGAGGGCGATTTTCGGCGTGTGTTGCGTGAACGAATTCGCAAAGAGCGCGCCAATAAAACGGTCAGCTTTAACCAGCCAGGGTTGTCGTTTGACGGCTCGCGTGTCGTAGCTGTCGATCGCGACATTAGTAAACCCGGAGGCTGGCTAATGAACATGATGGTTGCCGGATACATGACGCCAATGGACCGGCAAATGTTGCGTGATTACGCAGAACAAATGCGGCGTCTTGGCACGCCAGCCGCTATTGAAGAGCTCAAGAAAATGAATATCCGTTATCGCAACTACGGCATGGCCTTCCCCCTCGCTTGACCCATGGCTGATCTCAACCTGACCCTGCCTGACGACGGCAATCTTGACCCCGTCATTACTGAAGAACCACCGCGTCCTGTCGCGCCATCACGGCAAGAGCTGGAAACGCGGATGGAGGACGCGTTTGGGCCGCTAAAGCCAGTGGCTCAATTCATGAATGTGCTTGCGTCGCCATCAGTTAAAGATCAGATTTTTGCAGGGCCAATCAACGCGGTTTCGCAACTAGGCAATGCGATTGGGGACTTAGCGCAGGGCAAGAAAGTTGACGTATCTGATGCTTGGCAAATCTCGCCAGAAACTGCACGTCGGTTCAACCCGCTCACGATCGGCACGATGGGCCGTGACGAGTTCACTGCAGCAGACGAAAGCGGCGCAGTTGTAGGCCAAGCCATCGGTGCAGAGTTTGCCGGCTTTGCCACAACAGGTGGCTTGTCAAACGTTGCGCGACGCGTGCCGCAGGTCATGAGCTTGGTTAACGGAATCAAGCAATCGCAGACCGTCAAGAATTTGGCAGTAGCCACAAAGAACTCGCCTTCGATTGTCCGCGGCGCCCTTGGCTTTGGTGCGACGACAGCAAAGGCAGTGCCTGGCGCGACAGCTGCCGTGGCGTTTATCGATCCCCAGGAAGGCAATCTGGCCAACCTTGGCGATTTGGCTGGCGTAGAGCTGCCTGGCCGCGTTGACGAGACAGACAACTACTTCGAGGCTCTTGGCAAAAACATCGCAGTTGACGGTTTCTTTGCGCCACTGGCAACGATCGGCGCAGCCTCGCTTGTGCCAGCAGTAAGGCGCAGCATTGTGGACGGCGGCGCCACGTTTTTTGACGACCTAGCAGAGGTAGAGCTTGAGCCATACCTGTTTGCACCACCAACACCTGAAGGCCGGATGTTGCCGCCCGCGCGTCATGACTCTGCAATTAGTCGTGCGTTGGACGAGCAGACGCAAATCAAGCAGGTCGAGCAGCAGCGCAACAGGCTGCAAGACATGGGCCTGGTCGAGCAAGGCGGCGGCGGTCAGCTTGAGCTGTCCATGCCTGGGGTGATTGACCCTGAAATCAAGCTGCAGGTCAGGCAGCTGCAGACTTTGCGCGGTCAGCTGATCAAGCAAAGCGCGGAAAGCGGTGAGGATCTTGTCCAGCAGCTGGGCCAAGTCGACCAGCAGATTGCTGATCTCGTGCAGGCCGGTCGTTCACCGGACATGCCGGCGTCTGCAACGTTTACGCAGCCAGAGCTGGACCTGCCAGATGGTCGGCCAGAAGTGGACACGATGCTGGCCCAGCTGGACGAGCTTGACGATGCTGAACTGCGTCGACTGCACAGCGACACCACTGCTGCTGATCGGGAAGCCAACAACCAAGCGTTGATGGAACAGCTGCAGGCAACTGTCGACCAGCACCCACAGCGCCTAGAGGCTATTGAGGCTCGGCTGACTGAAGGCGACATCACTGAGAAAGGCGCCAAGCGACTGCTTACAAAGCAAACAAAGGCGCTGGAGGCTGCTCAGCAAGAGCTGCAAGCGTTGCAACAACGCACAACCAAGCCCGAGGTGCTGGTAGGCGATCAGCTTGAGCTTGCTGTCACACAGCAGCTGGGCATTGATTTTGCTGAAACACCTGCGTTGAAAACGTTTGACGAGGTTGCGCAAAGCAAAGTCTTGTCTGGTTACAAGACACCAGCCGAGTATCGAGATGCGTTGATGCAGTTCCCCCGCGACGTACTGCGGGGCATGACTTCACCAACAAACAGCCCCAGAGTGGCTGGCCTGATCAAGGCACGCACAGGCCGTCGTGTGTGGCAAGCCAAAAAGCAGGACATCATTGACGCACTGGTTGAGCTGAGTGAGCGGGACGGTCGCTATTTGCCGCCCGAAATGGCGCAGGGTGATCTCAACTTGACCATGAATCAATTCGGCGTTGATGCGCCGTTGTTTGAACTGCCTGCTGATTTGGATGCAGGTGGTCGTGTCGTCAAGATTGTCGACGCTGACGGTGTTGAACAAGTCGTGCCTGTGTCTGACTACATCCGTCGCGGAATGGATCCGGTCCTGCGTGAACGGATGAAGAAAGAAATCCTTGAGCAGGCTGTGCGCAACGGCGAAGTGCAGCCGCCGATCACGCCTGTTCCTGTGCGACCGCAACTAGAGCTGCAGGGTGAGTTGTTGTTTGACGAAGGCTTGCAGCTGGACCTGCTGGGCTTGGAAGACACGCCTATCTACAAAGCATCTGGCAAGCCCGTTGAAACGCTGCTGGAGGAGCTGCGTCTGCGGTACGACTACCACCAGCTTGATACGCAAGCAGCCAAGGCAGAGCGTCAGGCATTGAAGGATGCTCTGCGTTGGCAGGAGTTGAGCTGGGATGAGAAAAAGCGAATTGGTCTAACTGAGCCAGGCGTCTACGACCCGATCCTGTTTAACAAAGCCCTTGACGAGTTGCCTGGTATTCGTGATCCACAAAGCCCTCCAAACGTGGCTGGCGCAGTCGATGACGTCTCCGCACCTGTAGGGAAGAAACTCCGCTGGACAGCGCAAGGATTGATTGAGGAAGGCGCACCACTTCCTGAGCCGCCACCGGCATACAACTGGATACAGCGCTTGGTGGGGCAAGACCCAGCATTTAACGAGCAAGCTGGTGTACTGCGTCGTCGATTAACGCGTACAAAGCAAGGCAAGCCCAAAAAAGTTGCGGCGGCAGCGCCAGAAGAAATTGCACAAAACAAGCAGCTGGACAGGGATTTGGCAGCCCGCGAAGCGCAAGTGGAAGCTGAGCTCAAACAGTTGCAGAATGAATCAACGGGAGCTAGGTGCTAATGGCTGACTGCGGAGACCTCAATGAGCGCCTTGCTCAAAAAGAGGAAGAGCTGCGAAACATTCGCGAAATGCGCGCGAAAGTGCAGTCGGCGAATGAAGCCGCCACAACTAAGACAAACCCCAATACCAAAACGCTAAAGACCTACACAGGCGATGAGGTCTCGATTAACACGCAGGAGTGGGCTGCTCGTGCAGAGCTAGAAGCTGTGGAGATGGGGGAAGAGCGGATTATCGGGATGGTTACCGATGGATTCGCAGACAGCACAAAGCCTGCTGGCGAAACAGGCCGCATGATCAACTACCGCCAGCTTGATCCCAGCAAAGAAAACGTTGCAGCGCTTTTAGAGGTAATGGGCTTGCGGCGTGCAAACACGCCTAAGGGGGTTGAGCTTAAAAGACCTTTTAGCCAGCAAGCTGCTAGCAAAGCTTTGATGAAGCTAGCCAGCGAGACGGGAGCAAACCCGCGCGACCTTGCAGAAAACCTGGCTAAAAAATTCAAAAACATCGACAACTTGCCAGCAAGCGTTTACGGGGTTGCAAAGGCAAGGTGGGAAACGTCTACTGAATTTGCCGACGTTCTGGAAGCCATGGCTGACGCTATGGATCAAGGCACCATGTCAGCTGCAATGCGTGCAGAGCTAGGCAACGCGGCGCGCTGGGCTCACTATTTTGAGCAAATGGATGCAGCAGTGCGACGCAAAGTGGCACAGGCGTTGCGTTCATTGCAGTACAAGCTGGACGACGATTCTGTCAGCTTGATTGACGTAGACACAGATATTACTGAGTTGACTTTTGATGAGATTGCGGAAGGAAGTTTGCTGGCTCAAGTGATTGAGCATGTTGACAATGGCGACGCTATGAAGCTACGGCGCATAGCAAAAGCCAAGCGAGTGCTGGCTGTTACTGAAGCGCCTGTCAACGAACCTAATTTTATTACAGCTGCGCGAGTTCTGAATACTTACAGAAAAAACAACCTGTTTTCCTCTGTCGCATCTTTTGGCGTTAGAAACCTGTCGAGTGGTTTTGTCGCAGCGCATTACACCTTGGAGGATGTTGTCGCTGGCTCAATGCGAGTGGGGCCATTAGCGGAATGGCACGCCATGTCTTATGGCGGCAAAAAACTGGCAGAGGGAATGGCGGTTGCTTTCCGCAACGGGTGGGATTCATTGACAACTGGCAGATCCCGGATGGCTGTCGGCGCGTTGCGCGACATCGACCCAGCAATGGTCGCCGAAAATAAGATGTTTGTAGAAAACACAATATCAAAAGCTTGGGACGACATTACTGGAAATCTAAATCCCATATCAAAAGACAACCCGCTCGGCATTGGTACAGTCTTAAACTTTTTCAACCTGATTAACGGATCTACTAATTACGTTCTTGGCCAGCTTGTTGAAAAAACGACAGGAAGTAGTGCTGGGTATCTTGCAAGCTTTCGTTTGCTTAATGGTGGCGATGAAGTCATTAGGACTATGGCGTGGAATTGGAAGACCAGCCACGAAGCCTATTTGCGGACCCTTGAGGAGTTCGGTGACGTCATTGACCCAGACACTGGGCGTACATTAACAATGCAGCAAATAGAAGAAATTGCAGAAAAGAGAACGCAAGATTTGCTGTTTAGCGGATATATGACAGACAACGATCTTGCGCAGTTCCGCAAAGAACGCAATGCAACGCTGGGTATGCCAGCAGGGAAAGAGATTGATAATGACACATTGCGATTGCAGTTATTCAACAACCTCAATGGCGTGCCAAACCTTTCGGATGATCTGGCAAAGGTTGGTGTGAAAAGAATGGAGGATGTCACCTTCACAGGCAAGCTGCCACAGGGCGTAGCTGGCGTTCAAATGCTCAGAAATAACCCACTAATTGGCTGGCTTTTGCCGACATTTAGATCGCAATTCCATGGCTTGTCTTATATGTTTAGCCGTAACGCGCTTACAGGCACAATGGATGCCTTGTTAAAGAGAAGGCTTGCAAAAAATGGCTCATTATCACAGGCAGATTACGTCGACGCAAAAGCAAAGGCCGTGGTGTCAGTGGGGCTTATGCTGATGACATTGGGTGCATGGCAGGCTGGACGCTTTAAGGACGGGGGTCCAAGCCGTAAAGACAAGGTTGCGCGTGACGCGTGGTTGCGGCGAAATCAAATGTATTCCTTGGATTTGGGTTTTGGCCCTGTTCCAACGACAAGAACAAGCCTGCGGTCAATCGACTTCTTCGATTTGATGGGTATGCAGGCAGATGTGTTCAGAGCGATCAACGACGGCATGGACGGCGCTGATGCTGAATACGCACTGCAAACTTTATTGACGATGACGGGCAACGTTCTTGATTCAAAAGCAGGGCTCACTGGCATGTCGTCTTTTGTAAATGCTTTGACCGATCCTGGGCGTTACGACATGACGTGGGCGTTGCAGCGTCAAACAAGTGGCGTTATGCCATACACCGGAATTACAGGAAACTTTTCACGCGCAAGCAAAGAGCCTGGCGCTTATCCAGATGAACGTCGTCATTTGTCACCTGAAGATGCGCAAGCCATTGGTAAGACCGAGTTCGGCCAAGGCCTGAAGCCTCTTGCGACGTGGTTAGGTGATGCCTTCTTAGGCACCTATCCGTATTACGACGAAGCCACGCAGCGTCCATACAAAACTGATTGGACTGGTGGGGCAATGACCCGTCCGTTTGGTCTGCCAATGGACGCGACTATGCCTTACAGCACCTTGCTGCCGTCGCAAAACAGAGGCTTGCGTTGGCTCGAAAAGCACGGCTTTGGCAACAAGCCACGTTTTGACAACAAGGTTTCAGGCACGACGGTGCATAGCCAAATCAAAGAAAGCAGCGACCCTGTTGAAAAGGCGCTTGTGCAGGGCATGTCGTTGGTCATGACAAACGATGAGGAAAAGATTTATCGCGAGGCGTATCACAGCACTGTCGGCACGTTTGATCCAGCAGCGTTTGGCCTTAGCAATGACATCAACAAGTACGTCATCGGCAATAGCTTGCAAGGTGCTCTCGAAGCAATGGCAGATGACGAGGCGTTAAACATGTTGCTGTCTACGTCAGAGGTCAGTCCTAGCCGTCAGTTCATGCCGACCAAGACGCTTCCAGAGCGTTTAGGCGCTTCGCCATTCCTGCACAAAGAGGTCTACAAGCCCGTACAGCAAGTGCTGGATTACTACGACAGGATTGCGTTGCTCGCCCTTTATCGCGACTCAGACACGTTTGCGCCCCGCTACGAGGCCCGAGTCAAAAAGCTGAGCGCGCAGCAGATTGAGCAGAACAAAGCGCTTAGCGCCCTGGAATTCACGCGTCAATAACCAGCCTGGCCCTTAGGGGCGTCATCGGACAGAATGAACACTACGGTCGCGTAGTGAACTGACGAGCGATGCCCCTTTCCTACCAAACACATTCGGTTTCTTCCAGTGCGTCTGGTAGCGGCCTGCAGTTCTCAGTCACTTACAGCTTCCTGCTGAAAGCGCACGTCAAACTGTATTACGGCCTAGACATTCTGGCCGGTACGTCGACGTCACTGCTGGTCGATGGCGTTGACTACAACTGGACAAGCTCAACGCAGGTCACGCTGACCTCTGCGCCGTCGAGCAACCAGACGCTCACGATTATTAGAGATACGCCTGACAGTACGCAGCAGGTGGTTTGGCAGGACGGTTCAAACCTGATTGCCGATGACATGAACACGGCTGACAGGCAGAACCTGTTCGTCGTGCAAGAGCAGCAGGACAGGAATGACCTAGCCGCGACCAAAGCGATTGACTCAGAGACAGCATCAAACGCTGCCACGGCTGCTGTTAATCAGGCGTTGCTTGCTGATGGCACGCGCGCCATGACAGGCAATTTCAACGTCAACAGCAACAAGGTGGTCAATTTGGCCAACCCCACGGCTGGTGGGGATGCTGTCAACAAAACGTTTGCCGATGCGACTTATCAGCCGTTAGACGCAGAGCTAACAGAGCTGGCAACGATGGCCGGCAACACGGCCGCGGCGTTAGCAGACCTGACTCAAGCAGAGGTCAACATCCTTGACGGCGCCACAGTCTCGACGTCTGAGCTGAACACGCTTGACGGCGTAACTGCAAGCACTGCTGAGCTGAACAAGCTGGACGGCGTGACGTCGTCTACGGCAGAGCTCAACATTCTTGACGGCGTTACGGCAACAGCGTCTGAGCTCAATACGCTTGACGGGATTACTGCGTCGACGACAGAGCTCAACAAGCTTGATGGGGTTACTGCGTCTACTGCAGAACTCAACACTGTCGATGGCGTTACGTCTGCAATCCAAACGCAGCTCGATGGCAAGCAACCGCTAGATGCTGAGCTGACAGAGCTGGCCACGATGCAGAGCACTACTGCTTCTGCGTTGGCTGATCTGACTCAGGCAGAAGTGCAGATCCTGGATGGCGCGACTGTCAGCACGGCTGAGCTCAACACGCTTGATGGCATCACGTCGACGACTACTGAGTTGAACGTGCTCGATGGCGTTACTGCTACCACTACTGAGCTAAACGTTACTGACGGCCTGACTGCATCTACATCAGAGCTGAACCAGCTGGATGGCAAGACGATCAGCAGCACGCTGACACCTAGCAACACCAACGACATTCCTACTAGCTCAGCAGTCAACACGTTTGTGTCTGGCTTGCTCAACGCCCTGGGCGGCTTTGTCGCCATTCCAAACGAGACCAGCTTCCCGACAACTAACCCTGACCCCAGCGACAACGCTGGCACGGTGGTGTCGATTGCTGATGCAGGCGGC